TGAACACAGAACCTTTCAGGATGACCCTTGAGGATGCCGGTTTGGTGATCGGTGCCTTTCTGTGGGCCGGAATCCTGTGTGACAAGGTTCATCACTAAAAGGTGAGCACTGATGAAGTACCCAACAGTTATTGTCAATGGTGTGTCCGTTCGTGTTGATGAGGATGGACGCTACAACTTAAACGATCTCCATGCAGCAGCAGTTGCAAATGGAGAGGCTACAGAGCAACAGCGCCCAAGCCAGTTTTTGCGTAGCGCGCAGATAAAACGCTTCATAAAAGCACTGGAGGCCAAAGTGCAAAAAAGCACTTTGGAACAAATTCAACCACTTAAAATAATCAAAGGTGGTACAGAACCAGGTGTGTGGGGTGTTGAACTTCTGGCAATCAGATATGCAGCATGGATTAAGCCGGAATTTGAAATCGAAGTTTATGAAGTTTTCAAAACGGTTGTCCGTCTCGGCGTTGGCGCAATGTCACGTCTGAATAGAATCGATCACATCATCAATACTGAAACCAAAGCGATAAGCCAGTGCGCAAGCCAAATGGCTAAGTGGGGCGTTGGTGGGCGAAAAAGATTGCTTCATGTTGCACGTGAGAGAGCGGCAAATGAAGTGCAAATGTATTTGCCCGGAATGGTGTGATTTCGCAGGTTAATCCAGTTTGTACATTACGGCAGTACCACGAAACAACCCAAGCCAGTAAGTGGGGAAAATAACACTGGTAGCCACTGAAAGATGAACCTCCTGCCTTATGGCAAAAAAGATTCTTTGTGGTGGCGGACTGATGGAAAGACATCGGATAGAATGAAGCAGTGGCTAGGGTAGCTCCCGAAAAGCGGCATCGTCACCGCCTGCCACTGATTCAATGACGAACAACTAGACGAGGTTGTTATGAAAATACCATTGGTCGGTGGTCCTTATGATGAGCAGGTTTACGATTGCGGTGTAGATACTAATGGAATGCCTGAACTTGATATTCTGTATATGCCGAATCGGTCGACGATTGAAGGTGGGCGTGTGGAACTTCTATCTGAAGCCCCGATGTCTCCAGTGAAGGATTTACGCTACCGATTAGTCCGGGTTAATGTGAAAGAATTGGTTAGTGGGCGTCTTTGCGATTCTCCAACAAAATGGCGTTGGGAGTATCACTATGAATGCTGATGATTGGATTAGTGTTGATGTCAGTTTGCCAGAAAGCAAAGAAGGGATGTGGTCTAAAGAGGTTATAGCTCTTACTGATACTGGTGACGTGTTCAAACTATCATGTATGGGCTCTTACTGGCAGAGAACCAAGGCATTCATCGATTCAGGAGCAAGCAAGGTTACACACTGGATGCCGCTTAATTACCCAGATGATTAAAACGGATGAAAAATGAAAGGTCGCTCAGGCGGCCTTTTTTATTGCCATCACAAAAGCCATTCCTTACTGAGTGGCTTTGATAATGGCTTATACCCTACACGGGATAACTTAACTGATATCCCTTTTAACGGATAAACGGAGCCAACAATGGCAGAGATTATTCCCATGACTGAAGAACAGAAATTCCAGTTAGAGATTTACAAACTGGTCATGAACCAGAACGCAGCAGCAGAGGAAGCATTTCAATTCATCGGCACTGATGAGCTGAAGCTTGAGTTATTCAAAATTCACTTCCAGTCAGGCGGCGCTAATTCAGATATCACGATCCGCACATTCGAAGCAGTACGTAAATCGAAGGAAGCATTAGACCTGTTCACTACCGGAGCATAACGAATGGCAAAGACGAAGTGGCCTAAACTTCCCCGGTTCTTCGTGCCATTGTTCCATAGCGCCAATGTCTACCTGTGTCGTTCAAAGGAAGAGTGGGATCAGGCTTGTATTCATCTTGGAGTTGATAGCGGCGGGAATGAGATGCTGGCGGGGGCAACACAGTCATATTGCAATACCGAAACAGGCGAGAACCTTTACCTGCTTGGGGTATTCAATGGAAATGCTGCCACACTGGTTCATGAATGTGCTCACGTCGCATTCTATGTCTGCCGAGATGTTGGTGTAACCACTCATCCTGGCGACGCAAACGAAACCTACTGCTACATGCTTGACAGAATGTTCAGTCACTTCCTGCCGTTCTTTCATGAACCAGAAAAAGAAGGAGCCAAGTAATGGCAAACCCAAACTTCACGCCATCATGGCCTCTCTACAAAGATGCTGATGGTGCATATGTGTCTGCCCTTCCGATTAAAGCTATCAAATACGCTAATGACGGAAGTGCAAACGCAGAATTTGACGGTCCGTATGCTGACCAGTACATGTCAGCGCAAACAGTAGCCGTATTCAAGCAGGAAGTCGGTGGATATCTGTTTCGAAGCCAGTACGGCGAGCTGCTCTATATGAGCAAGACAGCATTTGAAGCTAAGTACACTTCTGCAAGCGGTTCAGTAACGAATGCAGAGACGGCGGATAAGTTATCTACTGCTCGCACTATCACACTAACCGGCGCTGTCACAGGTTCAACGTCCTTTGATGGTTCGGCTAACGTGACTATCGCAACAACATCAGGAAGTTAACTTATGGCAGCACCAAAGGGCAACCGATTCTGGGAGGCCCGCAGTAGTCATGGGCGTAACCCGAAATTCGAGTCGCCTGAGGCGCTGTGGGCTGCTTGTTGTGAATACTTCGAGTGGGTGGAGGCTAACCCACTATGGGAGATGAAGGCTTTCTCATATCAAGGAGAAGTTACACAAGAGCCTATCGCCAAGATGAGGGCGATGACCATCACTGGGCTAACGCTATTCCTCGATGTGACGCTTGAGACATGGCGACAATACAGGGTGAGAGAAGACTTATCTGAGGTCGTTACGCGAGCAGAGCAAATCATCTACGACCAAAAATTCTCCGGCGCAGCCGCTGATCTTCTCAACGCTAACATCATCGCCCGCGATTTGGGCCTCAAAGAGCAGTCGCAAGTTGAAGACGTGACACCTGATAAGGGAGATCGCGATAAGCGCCGCTCTCGTATCAAGGAGCTATTCAACCGTGGAACTGGACGCGATTCTTGATAACCTGAGCGACGAAGAGCAAATCGAATTGCTCGAGCTACTCGAAGAAGAAGAGAACTACCGAAATACACACTTGCTATATGAGTTTACGCCATACAGCAAACAGCGTGAGTTCATCGACGCAGGTCATGACTATCCAGAGCGATGTTTTATGGCTGGTAACCAGCTTGGTAAGTCATTTACTGGCGCTGCTGAAGTCGCGTTTCACCTTACCGGGCGATACCCGGGAACGAAAGGTTATCCGGCTGATGGTAAATATGGCGGAGAGTGGAAAGGTAAGCGTTTCTATGAGCCAGTTGTCTTCTGGATTGGCGGTGAAACAAACGAGACTGTAACCAAAACGACTCAACGCATCCTGTGCGGGCGTATCGAAGAGAATGATGAACCTGGCTATGGGTCAATCCCGAAAGAGGACATCATTAGCTGGAAGAAGTCTCCGTTCTTCCCTAATCTTGTTGATCACCTTCTTGTTAAGCACCACACGCCAGAAGGCGTCGAAGATGGCATCTCAATATGCTACTTCAAGCCATACTCGCAAGGCCGTGCACGCTGGCAGGGTGACACAATCCACGGCGTGTGGTTTGACGAAGAGCCACCATACAGCATTTATGGCGAAGGTCTTACCCGTACAAACAAATACGGGCAATTCTCAATTCTGACGTTTACCCCGCTGATGGGGATGTCTGACGTTGTTACCAAGTTCCTGAAGAATCCCAGTAAGTCGCAGAAAGTGGTCAACATGACCATCTATGACGCTGAGCACTACACCGACGAGCAGAAAGAGCAAATCATAGCATCCTATCCTGAGCATGAGAGAGAGGCACGTGCTCGTGGTATTCCTACGATGGGTAGCGGGCGAATCTTCCAGATACCAGAAGAGACGATTAAGTGCCAGCCGTTTGAGTGTCCCGATCACTTCTATGTTATCGACGCTCAGGACTTCGGCTGGAACCACCCGCAAGCTCACATTCAGCTTTGGTGGGACAAAGACGCAGATGTTTTCTATCTGGCGCGTGTATGGAAGAAATCAGAGAACACTGCCGTTCAGGC